CCGGAGCTCACTGCATGCAGGATGAGACAGAGTGCAAAGGACGAGTAATCACGTCGTTCGTTAGCTGCCTGCATTTCACGTTCGGCATTGAACGCCTCGTGAAAATTTTCCAGCGTCCGGGCTACCTTCTGGCCTATGACACCAGTTCGTCTAAAGTGGCGACCGACGTCCCGATGGTACATGATGGCCAATACACCACTGTCGGCACCTCCACCTCCGCGTTTACCGTGGAGAATTTCGGTGCTCATGACCGGCTACACCTGAAATCCCCAGATGGGTCCTTGTCGTTCCGCAAGATCTGGACGGCATTCGGTGTGTGCCTGTATCTTGTGGTGCCTGAGAACAACTTTGGCCTCGATCGTGCGGACGACGGCGTCACTCTCACCAACAGCGTGGCGTATTCTTTCGATAGCCACGTCATCTTCCGGTACTCCGACCACAGTATCAAGTGTCCCATTGCTGTTGTTCGTAATGTCCAAACTCGAACTCAGGACCTCTACGGCACAGATCGGTACGACAACGCATGTCGCGTCTTCGCGCAGAGTGGACTTCTTCAAGATCAGGTCTCCTTGGAGTGCCTTCCGGACGTCATTGAACTGGTGGAGCACTATCACACACGTGCCCGGTTCACCGCGTATTCCCTCGTGCGCCGACTCAACCCGGTGTCAACTATCGCTCTCGCCATCTGTGCGTTATTCCGGCGCACGATCCGCCCACGCGCTTGGAAGTTCGAGCCGCGATACGTCCCAGTGTACACTGCCACGCGGTGGTCGCCTTCCCTGTTGTCTGGTTCTCCCGACGACAGACGTGGTGATCCTGACCAGCCCTTTTCGGCGGTCCGCCCGGGTGTTGGTACCACCTCTGACGAACATCATTGTCGCAGTACCGGCGCGGACGATGGCAAATGCTGCGGCGTCAGTGGAACGGCGAGTGTTGAAACCGGTGCCAAAGATGAATCCGATCCTGTCGGGCCGGGCTTGCTTAAAGCACCCCCGAACGAGGGTACGTCTGTCGGACGGGATGCATTGCCATCGCCTCCCTCTGGCGACGATGTCGACGGAAGATCAGATTCGAGCACTGGAGAGACTCGGGTGGGTGGCGAAGCTGGGGACCCTTCAGGAGATTCCGGACAAGGGAGTAGTGGTGTTGCTCCCTCCCCCCCGCCGCCCGATTTCGGCAAAATATTCGCCTCAGATGCCCCGGGTTTCACATATACCTACGATGATCGGCCATACCTCCGGTGTTACTCTGACTCCATCTCAGTTAGAATTCTTGCAGGAAAAGGGGATAAGGTCCGGAAGAAGTTCCTGGTCGAGTGCATTGAATATCGCGACCGACACCCGCGTCAAACTCCTGACGGCTACCTCCAGGACTTCATCGACCGGTGCAAACGTCGTTCCTTTGAGGTACGACCTGACCCAGTTTGCTCGGACCTTCGTTGATGAGCAGATCCGCCCGTACTACACGCCCACGTCCATGATCACGTTTGAGGAATGGTCTAGTCGTTATCCTGAGTGGCGCCGAATTCAGTTAGCTAAAGCCTTGCACGAAGCTCCCGCCATGCTTGGTCGCGGTGATGCTGTCGTTAAAAATTTTGTTAAGCAGGAGACTTCGGCGTCTCTCACGGACCCACGTAACATCTCCCCGCGTACGGACCAGTTTCTCGCCACATTCGGGCCCTTCATTTCCACCATTGAGCATGCCATGGTATCTGTGCCATGGCTAGTAAAGGGTCTGAACATGGATGCTCGTGAGACCAGAATGATGCGACTGTTCAACTTCAAGCGTTTCATCGAGACCGACTACAGTCGCTTTGACATGACGTTGTCTGCTGACATGATCCAACAGGTGGAGCATTCCATCTTTCGTGAGATCGCGTCACTTCTGGGTGTCGATATAACCCCTGAGCTTGAGAATTGTCTCGCTCTAACTTTGCAGACCACGGGCGTGTCTTCTTCTGGTATTCGCTATAAGATCTTGGGCACACGCTGTTCCGGAGACGCTCATACGTCTATAGGTAACGGGTTGATCAACAGGTTTAACACATGGCTGTGCCTCAGAACACTGCCGGACGGTTCCTGGGACTCTATACATGAGGGCGACGACGGTTTCATCGGCGTGCATGAAGAATACGCTGACGCTGCCGTTGCCAATTTGCAGTTCCTGGAATGCCTGGGGTTCTCGTTGAAGGTCAAAAGCACCTCCGTGCCTCACATGGTCACGTTCTGCGGTCGGCATGCCACCATGACCGCTAACGGCGTCCGCACGTTCTGCCAGCCATTGCGCGCTCTTGGCAAACTTCATACTACCATCAGCCAAGGCGACGCTTTGTCCCTGTTAGTCGCAAAAGCCAGGAGCTATCAATGCACAGACGGCCACACACCCATCATTGGCGTCTGGTGCACAGTTGTTCGACAGATGTATGAACATCAGGCTAAAGCCCATCTGTTAAATGCCGAGGTCCAATGTCATTGGGACCGTTCTCGATTCGATCACGGGTTCCGCGTGGATGTTGATGAAAGTATCCGTCCCGAGTTTGAACTCGTCTCCGGCATCTCGATTACTGAACAACTGGCTGCTGAGCGTTACATACGCAGCTGGCTTGACTTGGGCTACATACCCGATGTGGCCCCGTTTCTACGCTTGGACGATGGACCTGTCGCAGACGGCGACAAGTTCGTCATTGACCTGGACTTCTGACCCCACTCGAACCGGACCTCGCACTTCTCACGGACGCATTGACCGGATATCCTACTTATGGTGGCTTCCGTGGCCCGTCGTCGGACGTTAATCGCGTTATATGTTATTTGTCGTGTGTTTTGTTATAGCTCCGCTATGATGTTTTATGTTGTTTGTTG